CCTGAAGACGAAATGGACGACGTAATGGCAGCGCAAAAGCCTGATGATGCTGTTGAAGAAGATTATGTCTCATATGTTATGTCTGAAACACTTTCAGAAGATGAAATAGATTATGTAAATACTATGCTCGAAGCTGATGATAAGTTTAGTCAGATCTTCGACAAACTAATTCTTTCTGCAGCCGAATTCCAAGGCTCAGGAGAAGTTGAAGGTCCGGGTGACGGAACATCTGATGATATTCCTGCTCGACTTTCAGACGGTGAATTTGTTTTCACCAAAAAAGCTACAGATCAATTAGGTGCTGAAACTCTCCAGTCTATGATGGACGATGCAGAACGTGCCTATGATGGTGGCTTAATGAAAAAAGCAGAAGGAGGATTGTTGTTTAATCCAATGTCTGCTGTAGATGACCCAGTTGCTGCTGGAGATTCTGCACAAACCCAACTAGACGTACAACGGCAAATGCTACGCGCCAATCGTGTGCCTAGTTTAATCGGCGGTTAGGCTACTCAAAAATCTTTTTGACCCCTAATCTTATTTTATATTTACCTTGAGGCCACCTTGTTAGTATCAAGACCCTATAGTACAGCGCAGTACGTATAGCCACCTTGAAAGATACAAGCCCCATAAAGGAGTGAGCATGACAAACCTACAAGAACAAGAAAATTTTGAACCTACAGCAAATCCGTATAATGCAAGAAAAGAGTGGCATGTTCCTGACGCTCCGCATCGAGCTTCTGCAGACTCGCTGTTTTTTGAAGAAGAAAATTCTGATTTGGCTACCCGAAAATCTTCGGCCCCAAAAAAACAAGAAAAAGAAACTTCAAACACATCTAATTATAAAAAGAGATATGACGATCTAAAAAGACATTATGATGAAAAAATCTCTGAGTTTAAACAACGCGAACAAGAACTTTTAGCTGAAGCTAGGGCTGCACAACCTGAATACACGCCGCCTAAATCTCCAGAAGAGCTTGAGCGTTTTAGAACTGAGTATCCAGATCTCTACGAAACTGTGGAATCTGTAGCGCATCTTCGGTCTCAAGAGCAAGTTAATCAACTGCAACAAAAACTTCGAGCAATCGAAGAACGAGAAGCAATGATAACGCGCAAAGAAGCCGAAAACAAGTTACGCGAAAGACATCCTGATTTCGAAGATATTCGAGGAGACGATTCGTTTCATCAGTGGGCTAAGACTCAACCCGAAGAAATTCAGCGTTGGATCTATAACAACCCAGACAATGTTTCTTTAGCAAGTCGAGCAATTGATTTTTATAAGATGGAAAAAGGTTTAACAATTAATGACGGTTCTAATAGGCCTAAGTCGCGCACACAACCTTCCAGACAAGATGCTGCAGATTTCGTTTCGACGAAAACTACATCGGTAGATGCTCGTCAGCCTCGCATTTGGACACAACGGGAAATAGCTGCGCTGTCTATTAACGACTTTGACAAATACGAAGAAGAAATTGATTTGGCAATTCGCGAAGGCAGAGTAGTTAACTAAAATCTTTTAATTACTTTTGGAGTAAATACTCATGGCTTATAACGTTTCTGACCAATACTTTGAACCCTCAACTGATACTAATGCTAACTTTGCAAACTCGGTTTCTGGACAAACTAACTCGTTTTTCCTTCCTGCAGTTTATAGCAAGAAAGTTCTTAACTTTTTCCGAAAAGCATCAGTAGCAGAAGCAATTACTAATACTGATTATGCTGGTGAGATTTCAGCCTTCGGTGATAGCGTTCGTATCATCAAAGAGCCTGTAATCACTGTTTATCAGTACGAGCGTGGTGCAGATGTAACCTCAACTAAGTTGACTGACCAAGAAATTTCTTTGGTTGTTGATACAGCGAATGCTTTCAAATTCATCGTAGATGATATCGAAACTTCAATGTCTCATGTTAACTTTAAAGAAGTTGCTTCTAGCTCTGCGGCCTACGCGCTTCGAGATGCTTTTGACGCTGGCGTTATTGCAAAAATGCAAGCTGGCTTAGAAGCCTCTTCACCTAATCATATTCTTGGCGCAGACAGCGCTACACCTCTTTCAGCTGGTGTATATGACGGTGCTGGCTCTATTGATCTTGGACTTAGCGAAACTGATCCGCTAGATGTTCTTGCTCGCATGGCTCGATTGCTTGATGCACAGAACGTACCCGAAGAAGGTCGTTGGGTTGTAGCGTCTCCAGACTTCTATGAGCAGCTTTCTCAAAGCTCTTCTAAGTTGCTGTCTGTTGACTTTAACGCCGGTCAGGGTTCAATCCGTAATGGTCTCATAAGCTCTGGTAAGCTACGTGGATTTAGCATGTACAAGTCTAACAACTTGCCTGCTACTTCTAACGCTACTGGCTTCTTGTTGGCTGGACACATTAGCTCAACTGCAACTGCACAAACCATCACAAGCACTGAAGTCATCCGTGACCCCTCAAGCTTTGGTGACATTGTTCGTGGTCTGCATGTTTATGGTGCTAAAGTTCTTCGCCCTGAAGCGCTTATCGGCGGCTACTACATTATCGACTAAACCGATAATAGCTCGGGAGGGTGAAATACCCCTCCCAAGTTTTTAATAGAGAATAATAATTATGCCAATGCTGGGAACTCCTAAACAGCCTTTTACATTAAAACCTAGATCTAAACAGAATGGAAGACCTAGAAGTATAAACAAAGAAAAGTTTGATAACAACTGGGATAAAATTTTTGGAGATCAAAAAGATGATGAACGGAAAAGAAAAGAAAATGATGATGATGGGCGGTAAAATGAAAAAAGAAAAGATGGGCTACATGAAAGGTGGCGAAGTTCAAAAAGAAACAACCTCTTCTTCACAGCCTGTATATGGTTCGACAATTGCTAACGCAATGCCTAAAGCAGAAGCAAACTAAAATTATGAAAGTTAAAGCGCCTGAAGGCTATCATTGGATGAAAAGCGGCAAAGACTACAAGCTAATGAAAGACCCTAAAGAGGGATTTAAACCGCACAAGGGCGCTTTTAAATCTGTAGACTTTCCAATTCAAAAGGTTCATAAA